GTAGCCGTCTGTGCTAAAAAAACGCCCTCTTCCTTGCTTGACTTGCGTAGGTTGCATGGCTTGCATAGGACTTGAAGGTTATCTAGATCATGAGTACCACCGACCTTGCGGGGGATTATATGGTCGATGTGCAATGGCTCTTCATCACTGCCACAGTAGCGACAGATGCGTCCATCTCTATCGAACACTCGCTGCTTATGAACTCGATAGCGTCTTGAGTTAAGCTTGTCTAATGCCACCCTTTAGTTCTCCAATGATCTAATGCAATGCAAGGCTCACCATATCTGTTGCCTATATAGTCAAGCCCCCATCGTACCTGAGACCAACCATCTTGGGTTGCAAGCCATTCACTTCTACCTTGAGGAATACCATTATGACTCCCATTCTTTGCTAATGGATTCCATGCTGATTCTTTACCATATAGCTTTAATAAGCAGCCATATTCTTTATAGTTAAAGTCTAATAGATATAACGCATAAGTCTTATAGTCTATGTATTCTTTTTGTTGCACTGATTCAGAGCTACCTGCTCTAGGCACTAGCAATAGAGCTATCCCAATAGCTACTAGCACCCCGCAAGCTACGCCCCTGAAGGGCTTGCGGTGAGCCTTTGAGAGGCTCTGCGCCGTTAGCGTACCATACCGTGTCAAGATGTGCATAACTCTTGTCCAATCTGAGCGTGAAGTGAAGTTTTGCCCCTATTTATCCACAGGTGTTGATAACTTATTTATCTTTACCCCATCCAGTTCCCTTGAAGATTGCTCCTACTGGACTGATTAACTTGATCATAGGTTCATTACAATATGTGCATAGGACTGTTGGTTTATCGTGCCAGCCATGATGCAGTTCATTCTTTAATCCGCATCTTCCACATTTGTAATCGTAGGCTGGCATGTAAGGCATCTCCCAATCATCCATGAACCACAGCTGCATCGTTCGATGTCAGTCTCTTTAGGCTCTTTATCTAAGTGTCCGTATTTTAATATGAGTAGTGGCAAGAGATCAGCTAATCGGATAATGCAGGCATACTCCGCTGCATCTTCTCCCTGCCCATTTAGCCGTATGACTCCGAATCCCAATTCCCCCGAAATAGATGTCCGAGCCTTTAATTGCTTTATGTACGCAAGCGGTTGAAATCCAGCGCGGGCTTTGACTTCAACATCGAATGGCACATTGACAATATCCTTGCCACTACCCCTTCCCACACACGCGCCCTGCCACTGAGTCGATAGGTACTCAGCTACAACTCGCTCTGTGCGAAAACCTCTGTGCTTTCTGTGCTGACTAATGATTCATCCCAGCCATGTAACCCATTGCAATGCCGCCAATGAATAGAGCTAATGTAAGAATCATAAGCAGAGTTTCCTTATCCATTGACAGCCTTGCACTTATTACACTGCCATGTAGCAGTCGGCTTAATCAATCCATCCTCAGCTACTGTGAATGTTAGATCGTGAATCATGGTAGGTGCATTACATAACTGGCAAGGTATCTCATTAAACAGTGGTACATCATTAAGATTAACCCAGCCGTAAGGTGTATGAACTTCTATGTATCCCATTATACCCTCGCCTTCTGAGGTTCCCATTTGCCCGAACTACTTAGGTTATACCAATGCGTTGGACACTTATCCATCCCACCACTTTGACCCTTGGTGGCACAGAAGAATCCAGCCCAATCTTTACCAGTCTTAGCAGAATGGCCAGTACGCCATTCCATGTGGCCATGATTGCAAATAGGTGCATCCATAGCTTCAGCAGTACCTAGAATCTCTGTCACTGTTGCCATTGCAGCCTCTAGGGTTACTGGAGCTAATGTGGTCTTGACAGATGCACCAATAGGTGTAGTCCAGTAATCCACATCGCCCTCTTTAATGTCCTGTGGTGATGGCTTCTGTTGATCCTTAACTACTTTAAGTGCTGGATGGTTAGGTGCAACCTTGCTCATTTCTTCTCTGCTAGGACGCTTTCCTTTAGGAGCATAACCCGCATTTGCAAGCGCTCTGCCAATTGCAGATGTCTCGCAATTCTCCAATGCAGAAGTTTGATTGACCCCGCGAGTGCTAACTGTTTCTTCAGCGTACCCTGTCGCCCATGCGATGCTATCTTGGCTAGTTTTATAGAGATATGCCTTAACGATATATCTACTAGCTTCCACAACTTCCAACTCAGTGCTAATACGAAAATCTGGATAGTCCTTAATAAACTTTTCAAGTCTCACCTCAACTGGTTCATAGTCGGCTAAATTAAACATAGAGTTCGTTCTCCTCTGTAGCTAGTTGCCCCATCAAAGCAATATAGGCTGCTCCATCGATGTAATTATCTGGCTTATCCACTGTGCCTGAACTGGCTCTTGCAATCTTGATGAGCGCGAGTATTGCACAGACTTGATAGTCCTCGACTGGGTGCTGTAAGTATGCACTGATGAGCATTGCTGCGTGTTGCATGTTATCTGCTGGATGGCCGTAGTCGTTAAGACCACGATCTTGAATGATGTCCGTTGCACTCTGTAGAATCTCCTGATATTTCATTCTTGCCAGAACTCTGAGCGATTAACTGCTCTGCCTTTGTGCCAGCCATCCCGATGCCCGCGTTCATAAGCTTCTTTGTATGATTGTAAAACCCATATAAGTATGCTAATACTTGCCCCAATAAGGCAGATGATTAGCAACTTCTCGTTATTGCTCATTCTGTAACCTATCTGTATCCAGTGCCCTTGACTGGCTTACGGAATTAGTGTCGCACAGAGTCCAGACTAATCATCGGACATTTGTATAACGAAATGGTAACAAATCTGATTCGTCAATCATAGTGTCAATGGTGCGCACTACATCAAGCGTAAAGTCGTCCATATAGGGTAAATGACCCATCCTTATTTATGGGCACTAGCATCGGGCTAACTCGATCTCCATAGGTCTCAATGACTGCCACGCTCATCTGCCAATTAGCGCTCCCAGCCTTTAAATAAGAGGCTTTCTTCTTATCCATGACATTTCCTGCCTCTAAGCCCCAAAGAGTCCTGTATGAGGCTCCTATGCCCTCTGTGAAGGCACTAATGCCTGCTCTGTGCGTGTGACCACAGACCACAGACTTGCCGAACTTCTTGGCCAGCCCAAGAGCTGTAAGTCCAGCGTTGGAGTTCATTGATCCTTCATCGCCATGGACTAAGACCCATCCCTTATGAAACTCGAATGGTCTTTTATGGAAGCGGATTCCGAGTCCAGCGAAGTCCATAAACTTTGCGTATTCCAATTCTGGTAATCCGATGAGGCTAGGTGCGCGTAATAGTGTGTGGTATAGGCGGTCTGTGTGATTGCTTCGAGTGACATCTGTTGTGCCGAGTTCATAGAGAATATCCTGCGCAAGGCTTCTGTCAGCATCTAGCGTACCTTCCCACTCCAGAGCAGTACCCTGCGCCCAGCGCGACTGAGACTGCATGTCCAACTCGTCACCTGTGTTAAGGATAAGGTCGAACTTTTCTCGCTTTACTAACTTGATAAGATTCTTAACAGCTTGCTCATGGTGATATGGGATTTGTAAATCCGAGATAACCAAGTATCGGCGTTTAGTCATCATCCTCATCTTCGTAATCGCCGAACCTGTTTGGATCGACTGGGTCTGGCAGAATCCATGCAGGATATGACTGTGTGTCGGTAATCATAAATAACGCAACACCCTCAGCGAATCCCGCTTTGCGCAATGACTTCCAATACTCATGCAATCCAATGCAGTAAGCATCCAGCTTTGAGTAGCCTTGCTCCTCTAACGCTTTTGCTTTTCTTGCCATAGCAGAATGTTACCTGTCTAGTAAGATGTTGTAGATTTCATCAACTCGCGTGTTGAGTCTTTTAATCTCAGACAACAAGTGGGTAATCACATAACCAGCAAGACCCCCAATGACTCCGAGAGTTGCTAGATAGAAAGTAAAAAAGTCCTGTTGCGTCACTTCTTGATTCCCATAGCGGGATCATTAACATTGAGATAGCGCATAACTGGTGGAAGGATAGAAGCAACACCTGCTGCAATAAGAGCCTTAGGGTCTGTAACCCCAGCAGCTGCCATTGAGATTACTGCTACTAAGAAGGCTCTAGCCCAAGAACCTGCTGCTGTCTTTAGTTCATTCATTATTCTCCGCCTAACATAGGTATCTGAAAAAACTCACCCAGTAAGTCAGCTTCTTTTTTAAAGCTGACATGCATGTGGTGAAGGTGTTTGTTAGCCCCTGTGTAGTTGCGCCACTTCCAGTTAAGGACGGGAGACGCAATCCTGCCGTTAAATATAATGTACGAGATGCGCTTTTCTTCCTTAGACTTGCAACTGATTCGAAGTTGATCTGCAAGGTCTGGCATGATATGCGGTTTGACCCCTGCACCGAATAGGTCTGCGTCAATGTCAATGGCACGAACCCAGCCCTGCTCATCTGGATTATGATCAGACTTGCGAGCAGCGTGTCGGGTATCACCGACCCAACCATCCGATGCCCTGTCACGATCTGGGAAGGAATCATCTAACTGTTCCCTTAACTGGATAGCAGCTTTAGATAGACGGGGTTTCATCTGAAACCATTGGTGTGAAGTGTTCCGCCTGTGCCTGTTGCTCGTCATAGGTTGATTTAAGCATCGAGGTAAATTCGTTATTGCCTCGGTCAATGATTGCGTGAATAACAGTTTCACCTGTGACTGGGTGTGGAACTTCAATAAAGGTTACATTGTCCATTTTTATAGCTCCGCGTTGTATGCTAGATATGCTGATGTTGAATTGTTTGTCATAAGTCTGTGCCAAGCCCCATCTGTCAATCCAGAAGCAACATTGAAAGAAGTGTTAGCAAGTGATGGACTTTGCAAGCCAAGAGTTACAGAAGTTACTGCATTAAGCGGTGAGCCACCTTTTTGTTGTAAAGCCAAAGTTGCATAATCAACTGATGAAGGAATTACACGCATTGTTACTGGTAATGGGGTTTGGACATCGCATTGTGTTGTTCCATTTGCCGTACCACCACCTAAAACTTGATAAACTTGATTACCACCCAATCGGAAGTAGTAACGCTGGCAAGCGGCTAATTCTCCTTGAAATGTTGCTGCATTAGGAGAATATGCAGTTGCAGCCGATGCCGCTTCAAGTTGGAATCCTGTGACTTCACAATAATCATTTGCCCCAGCCGTTCCAGTTGGATTCATATTTAAAGCTACGGCTAATTGAGTTGCAGTTGCACCAACAGTTGCTGTGAATGTAAATCTTTGCCACGTTGTTGTTAGTGTTGCAGTTGAGCCGCTGACAATATTGGTTGCACCAGTGAATCCATTGATGTAGTTCTGATCTGTACCTGTTCCAGTTTGTAGATATACCAGCAAAGCTGAAGATGTTGGAGAATAATTAGCGCCTGCTCTAGCGTAAAATGAAAGAGTTACCGATTTGCCAGCGTAAGGAATTGAATTAGCAGTTTCAATCGTTTGCACATATTGAATAGCAACAGTAGAAGTAGTGCCAGAATCACGCGCCAAACGAACACACTTTTGAATAAAAGGTAAGTTAGTCGTATCGCTAGTGTTTTGCTGCGTTACTGTCATACCAGTTGCAGTTCTATAAGCTTGCCAACGATCTAGCGTGTAAGTTGCAGTAGATGATGCAATGGTGAAACTTGTCCCGCGTTGTGCCACATTCATTCCGGAGTTTAATATATTGTTTTTTCCAGCGACATTTGTCGAACCAGACAAAGCAGTAGTCCATGTAAAATCCATGTCTGTGCCAGTTGTCTTAGCAAGGACTTGACCAGTCGTGCCACCTTTTAAATCAACTAAAGATGCATCGATTGAATCGCCTAGGGTCTCAATGGCTACTGCGCCATCCTTGACCAAGTCAGTGCTGGTCGGCACTGCCCAACCAAAGTTAGGGGTTGTTGTTGCCATTAGTTTATTACTCCGATCGCTTTAGACCACACTAGTGTAGCATTTACGCCACTCCAAAGGGTATTGGTTGGGATTACTGTCGCCCATGTTGGGGCAATAAGTGAGAAGTCTGTAGGTGAGACATAAATAGTTGCATCAACATAAGTTGGTGTAGCTGCAAGTGAAATGCCCTCTACAAAGCCTGAGAAGTACCCCTCGAACATGTTAAAGGGTAGGTTAGTGATAACTACTGGCTCGCCAAAGAACAGGTTGATAAGGTCGTCTAGTTGGGCAGATGGCATTGTAGGGTTATCGAGTCTAAAAGTAATCTGGTCAAGTTGTGTTCTAGGTGTCGAGCGCAAGGCTAAGTCTCGCTCTACAATATCCTCAACATCTGCAAGAAAACGGATATTAGAGTCGTAGCTCTTTTGATAACGACCATAAGTCGTAATTGAAATATCGTCTGTAGCTGAATAAGTGCTGCCGTAGTCATTGCCATAACGCACAATTTCGCTGTTACGAATCTTGCCAATTTGTAGAATGGACTTAACGCTGGATGGGGTTGCGTAATTTGCGTCTAATTGGGTCGAGCCATTAGCTGCTAAATAGTTGCTTCTATGATCCGCGTCTGCATAGGATATGCGCCCCTGCTTGTCCTCATACAGAAGACCTAGTGCGCTGTCGGCTATCTGGGTCACTAAAGTCTGTGTGTTGCGGTCTGCTGCGTGGAGATTATCCATCTCATATAGCCCAGCATCGATTTCGCCTAAGCCGACATTCTCAGCATTAGCCCATGTGGTAGTTGGGTCGTAATTAACCCACTGAAGGGCAGGTGCTACTTCTTGCCATTGATTGACCAGTAAATCCTCAAGGATAATAGAAATCTGCTCACCATCTAGGTCATGAGCTACTGATGCTGTGTATATGGCTTTAGGCAATTTAGCCAAAGCACCTACTGCAAGAATTGAACCAATTGTGACAAAACCAGTTTCTTCTGGGCTTCTGACTGAGGTTCTAAAGTCTGAGACTGTGCCACCAAAAACAGGCACATATACACCAGCACTATCTTTAAGTTCTAGGGTTAAGGAATCGGTTACATCAATGTCAAAAAGAGCATTGGTTGGGTTGATAATGTCCATACGGGCATAACCTGCTTGACATTGCCGATCAATGTCAATGCGACCCGTAGTAACATTAACAGAGGTTACATTTGTATAAACAGTAGTGCCTACTGTGATACGCCATTCTGGAAGCCATGTCATACTGGTAGCAGCAAACTCGATGTTCCACGCCCAACAGCTTGTCGAATAACATCTTCAACAGCGCGGGCTATTGTTTCTGGGTCTCCAATACCTGTATTTACAGTTGTTGCAATGGTTACGCCTGCTGGAAGTTGATTGCCTGTACCAGTTTTGCCTAACCCGACTGTTGATGGCATTGATGTTGTAGCTCCGCCAGTAGATGTAATGCCCAAAGATGCGTTAGTTGCCCCTGTAAATGGTACAAAACCACCAAGTGCTGCTCTTTGTGATGCACCTAAAGCATTGAATGCAGAAGCTGCTGACCCAACAAAAGACTTGAAATAACCTTCTAGTGTATCTAATTGCTGTTTGACAGACATAAAGTTAAAGTTCTTAAAAATATCATCTAAAGGCTTGATGCCTGCAAGGGTGCTGACTAACTTTTCGGTGTTTTTCTGAGCATCGTCAAGCAGTTTTGTGTATTTCTCAATCTGGCTAATGTTCTCAGATTCAATAGCCTGCATAAGCTTTAGACGAATACGATCTTCTTCTGAAATCCTACCCTTCAAGGCTGCCTCAATCTGGATTTTCTGTAGGTCAAAGATTGATTTAGCCTTAGCCAATTTTAACTGATCTTGAGCTGCTTTAGTCTGGGCTATAGTAAGTTTAGTTATTTTAGTCTGATTAGTTAAATATGAGCCTGATTGAATTGGGTTCTTTTGCGCACCTACTTCACTGGCTCTACGGGAAGTTGCGCCAATTCTTGTAATTGCTCCTAATGGGCCAGCGGAGAATGAACGCTGAAATGGTGTAAGCAATAATTCAAAGAAAGACTTTGTTTTGTTATTTATTTCAAATGTGCCAATTTGTGATAAGCCACGAAGGAAATCCGCTAAGTTAGTTGCTGCTCTTTCCATATCATCCGCAAGATCATCAATAGTTGTGTTACCGCCTAAAGTTTTTAAAGAATCAATAAGGCCAAAGCCTATAATTTCTTGGACATTGGCTGAGGCTACACCCAGTTTTGCTATTGATCCTGCAAAAGTATCTGAAGCTGCTTTAGCCGAACCTTTGAAAGTCTGACTCAAATCATCTGTAATTTCTTTAAAAGATTTAGTTTTTAAATCTGCTTTGGATATGCCTACGCCTAAACGAGTAAGTGCTGTGTTATTACCCAAAAAGGCACGACCTAAGGCGGTTGTGACTGACCCTAAGTCCTTGCCAGTTGAGGCAGAAATGTCTAACGCAAGATTGAGTAATCTTTGTGATTCGGCAGAATCGCGGGTTGCTACAGCTAGACTCTGATAAGCAGGGCGAAGTAAATCATCAACAATTCCAAACTCGCTTTGAAGTCTTTGAATATAGGTCTCAGCCGATGCCGCGTTTCTTCCAAGTCCTACATTCTTTAAAGCCAGAGCAAGTTGTTGCTGTGCCTTTTGATCTGCTGCTGCCGCTTTAACTGAAGCCTTGCCATAAGCAAGAATGGCAGTTGTGCTAAATGCTACGCCAAAAGTTTTAGCAAGGGTTTTGACATTTTTAGTCAAACGGTCTGTTGCTGTGTCTGCTTGCTTAAATGCCTTATTGCCTACAAACTCTGCGGCAATATCAATAACAATGTTTGCCATGAGTTACACCTTTGCTCTCGCGTTTAGTTTGTTGGCAGCAGATTGGATTGCTTTTAAAACTGCTTGTCGGGCTTTGCCGTTGTTTTCTTCATAGGCTCTAAACAAGGCACGACCAGCCATCTTGTCCTTGCCTTTAATTGGTGAGTTATATTTATTCGTCTGATTCTCTACAAAAGAACTGTTAGGTGTCTTGCGACCCATAGTCTCATAAATTGCACCAGCAGCACTTTTATTAAATACGCGAGCAAGTGATCTAAAGCCTCTGCGATTTGGCTTTGATGGTGTGGTCTTATAGCCAATGCCAGCTCGAGCAATTTTGGCATCGTAGGTAGGGAAACGAGCCTGAGAGTTTTCTCTAGGCAACCATCCACTTAAGATGGATGAATTATCTGGCAAGTATCCACGGGCAGACTTAGTAATTGGCTTTAAAGCTGATGCAACTTCTTTAGGCAATGCTTTGGCTAAATCTGGACTGAAAGCCCGCAAAGACTTTCTAAGCGCGATGCCGCCCTTGACGCTTGCTGGCATCGCTCACCTCTTTCGCTTCATCCTTTAGACCTTGCAATAATGCATCAAGCATAGTCTTATCTAAATCCAATAACTGCTGTGGCGCGATTCCCAACCTAATGCTCAATCGAGCTATTAAGTAGGTGAATGGATAATCGCGCTTTAAGCTAAAGGGTCAGAGTCCTCGACAGACACTGACTTAAGTGTCTCAATAAACTCAATCCCGAACGGCTTAACAGTTTCACCTGATCTGCGTGTAATTTCCCAAGCAAGCCAATAGACATCCGATTGCTTTTCATCTAAACGAAAAGCTTGGTGGAACCCTTTTTTAGCGTATTGCTCGAATGCATACTCCACTGCTGGAGTAATCTCGCCTTCAATAACGCTTCCATCTGTACGAACTATCTTTAGTCTTGCCATGAGCTGCCCCTTTGTTTAGTTGTTTAGAATGTGCCTGTAGTTGCTACTGCAATGGTTGAATTAGCAGTAAATGTGATTGACATAGTACCAATGTCTGCTACAGCACCATTGATGTCTGTAGTGTTATTGACTAGCAATGAAACAGTGTATAGAGGGTTAGTAGCAGATACTGCTGTTCCCTTTGTCTGTAGGAATACACATGTAACTGTTGTTCCCCATGCAGCTTGGAGTGTTGCAAGGACATTAGCTGATGCTGTGTCGTTTAGGAAATCAATAGTTACAGTAGATGCTTCCAAGCCCTTAACGAACTTGTGTGCTGTGTCGCCCATTGCAGTGACTTCTAGCTCATCAAATGAACGATTGATTGTTACTGCTGTTACATGGTCAGAAAGATCAACAGTGTTAATCTTAACGCCTACATTGTTATTTAGAAATACAGCCATTAGGATTATTCCTCGTCTTTCTTAGTAGATGCTGGCTTTGGTGTTGGTGTGCTAACCTGCCCGATTTTTTTCAGGAAGGCTTCGTTCTCTTGTTCCCACTCGGACATATTAACTCCAACTTGTTAGGATTGATACGGACATCTCGCAGCTGAGAAGGTCTCCCGAAGCAGCATTGAGAACACTAGGCGCACTGACTGCGCTTACATTATAGGTCAAAGAAGATGCAGCAAGTTTAGCAAATACTCCACATACAAAATCTTCTATACCATTAAGGTTGCCCTCGTTATCGAAAAGGGGCGCAACTATGACCAGCTTAAAAGATGCCATTGGACTAATGCCAATATGCTGATTATTAGTCGGAGTAATATAAGGATCATCGGGGCTAACAATAACTGAGTTAGCCAAAACTGTGGCAGGCGGGAATGCAAAGGTTTGCCATTTTGAATTATCGACTAAGGCTGTGGCAAGTGTCGTTCTAAGTGTGGTGATAGCAACTGGCATTATCCCACCATCGAGTTAGGACTTAGCGCATGGGCAATCAATCCTCGCACCTTAGCGAGAAGCTGTGCGCTCATTCGGTAAGGGGAAGGCTGGAAATCGACAAGATTGCTTCCACCTAAGGTAGCGGTGCGAGCTTGCCATATATCAACAGCGATCATCAAAGCTGCATTCTGTATTGCTGTGTCGGTTGCATAATCGGTTGCTGTTCCTGCAACGATACCAATAGGTTGAACTGCGTGTGTGTTCTGATCTGCACCTACAGCAGCAAAAGAAATAGAATTAGTGCTAATAGCAGTAATAGTTTTAGCGCCGTTATATGGACTGCCATTACGACTGACAGTTACGCTCTGACCTACAAAGAAATAATCTGAAATGTTTTGTTCAAAATACAATGTACCTACATTGCCTGCAATGCTTTGATAAGTATTGTAAATCTCATTCTGCCAAAGCATTGGAAGCAAGACTGCATCCGATGCGTCACAAACTTCTTGAAGAACAGCATCAGTGTATAGCGTGCCGACACCCAAAGTGGTGCGTAATTCGCTGACTGTTGTAAGTGCCATTGCCATTCCTTTCTTAAGACTCTGGGGAGTAGAGGGCTACTACTCCCCAGAGCGACTTAGAGTGTTACTGGATTACGCGATGTCTAGCTTGCGGAATGCTGTTGGGTAGCGATTAACTACTGCAACATATCCGTAGATGCCAATTTCAAGCTGACCATTTGCAACTACATTTGCACGAATCTGGAGTGTGCCTGATTCGTGGAATCGCATTGCAGCTGATGGATAAACAAGAGCGACCTTAGCGTTACCTGTGTTGCCTGTGTAGTTAGGATCAACCACTAAATCAAGTCCAGCAACAGTTCCCTGAGTTGAGCCTTGAGAAATTAAACCAGCAGCGTTCTGAACAACAGCAGCAGCGAATAGTGGTCTGCCGCTTCCATCAACAGCACCAAGTAGATTTGCATAATCGATATTTACATAACCGCCTGATGGTGCAACCATTAAACGATTTGGTGTAAATCGCATTACACCATAGGAATCTGCAATTCCATCAGCAATAGACTTGTAGATGGTTGCGCCAGTTGAACTGTCAGCACCATCAGCAGCAATAGTTGCTGCGTATGCATCTGTCTTCTGTGCGTAGCTTGCAGCCAACTCACGGAGATACAGGTCAAGGAAGCTTGGGTCTGAGCGATCAACGAGTTCCAAGTCGAGCTTTCCAGCTCCAGCGAATTTGACAACATTATCTTCTTGGAAGGTAACTGTAGTGTCTGTAGATGAAAACTCAGCACCTTCAGCAGTTAATGCAACTGTTGCCTGAGTTCCTAGCTTAGGAGTAAAGATTTTCATTCCGCTTGCTGGAAGTGCAGCGCGCTCGATGCTATCAATGAAAGGGCGAGATGAATCAATAATACCGATTACATCCTTTAGGTATGTTGGTGGAACCATACCTGTGTTCTCTGCGACTGTTGCAACCTGTAGAGCTGCCATTAGTTCGCGAGCATCTGCATCACCGCGTGATGCGTTTAGTTGTGCCTTAGCATATTCGCCTGCTGTGACATTGAGGTTAATGCGTGGGTTTGTGTAATACATTGCGCTAACTGTAGGACGAGCAGCTTCAACTGCTGCTGCCTCTACTGGTGCTGCAACTGTCTCTGGAGTGTTCTCCACAGCTGTCTCGCTTTCTGTTTGTGGGTTTTCTTCAACAGGGATTACTTCCTCTGCTGCGATCTCTAGTATTTCTGAAGACGCAAATGCGGGAACAGTTACTAGAGAAACTTCTTTTAGACGAGCCGATGAAACAACTGTGTGTCCATCTTTGGATGGTTGAGATGCAAGGATTTCTGCCCCGATACTCAATCCCGTAACTAATCCTTCTTGCGCCATAATAAGTGCGTCATTACCGCCTGAGGAGCGACTTAACTTAAAGGTTGCATAGATACCATCTGCGCGAGTCTCTGAAGCAGTCATGCGACCAATTGGCTTTTTTAGATCGTGCTGTGATAGCAACTTAATCTTAGATGGGTCTGCAATCTCAATTGAGTTAGCTGCAAAGGTATATGCACCAAGATTAGTATGGCCGATTTCACCAGTACCAAGTGGCACAATCTTTCCAGAGATTTCTCTGCGTTCTTCTGAGCATTCGATTGAGGATGCTTCGATGTATAGAGTTTCCATTAGCTGCCATTCCCGTTAGGTGATAGGTCTTCCATTTGCATTGCTTGTTCTGTTGTAATTAAACCAAGTGCTAACATCTTTTCTAGCACTAGCAATCTTTCCATTGGTTCTGTACGCAAGAATGAGTCGTCTAAACTAAACTTGACATAATGTCCAGCAGTGCTGACATCATCCATGCTGAGTCTAGACTCAATGGCAGAAACATAAGGCTGCAAAGTGAAAGCCACCATTTGTTTTCTCTCGTCTTGGACATTGGCATAGGTCATAGTTGTGTTCATTGAAGCAGACACATAATATGGATCAACAGAACAGAGTCTGGCGCATTCAGTCGCTAATCCTTGAATTGCATCTTGGTAAGCCATGTCCTTAGGACTAAATCCTGTAGTTTGATAATCAAGAGTTGCAGTTAGGTATGCAGTGCCATTATTTTGGCGGGCGCGCTTCCATGCAGCTAGTAATCCAGTAACTTCATTAGGTGGAAGATCAGCCCCCGAGTTTTTTAGGAACCCAGTCGCGCTGGGCGTTTCCAGAGCTACGCTTGCAGCTCTTTGTGCATCAAGTGCAGCTTTGATAGTAGAACCACCAACAGCAAGGATGCCTTCATCTTTTTGAAAAGTAATTAAAGAGCCTAAACCCGACATCGGTAACGGAACGCCATCTAAATAATACTGTGTCACAAAATTATTAACAGAATCTGTATTGAATGTTACGCGATTGTTAGCAACCCAATTAGCGTTAGCCATTCTGTTATCTTCAAGATAAGTCTCGGTAATCTGCCAGTAACTGACCCCGTACATCAATAACGAATCAAGCGTAAAATAAAGGGTCTCAAATCGTGGTTGAGCTTTAGATGGTTGCTCAATCCATCTTGGTGGAGAAATCATTTCACCTGTAGATTTTTTGTAATACTCTAAAGGGATACTTGCAATAGTGCCACAGATTAGATCGCGGCATCTTTTAATGCTGGGTACTGAGAGAGCTTGGGCGCGAGTGACCATAACTGGGAAGTAATTGCCATAAGTCAAATAAGACTCGGACATAATTTGTGGAGCGTTTTGCGCTTCCAAGATTTGAGGCTTACGCGAGAAGATACCCATAGACAGAAATTGTAGCATTTGTCAAGAGATTAGACAATATGCTAGTGCGTGTCTAACTATAAATCTGAGGCTTAGGTGCTGGAAGCATTAACTTGCTTACGACCATTGCAATTCCGATAGGCGCGCTAATATCGCCAGAACTGCGCCTTTTTACGATACGCCAAGCTGAGTCATTGACTTTGGCTGCACAGTTATTCATTTGTTGAATAAGTTCCGCTTGCCCATTATGAACGACCTTATGCGTCACCAATCCAGTGAGCAAATCTCCACAGGCTTGATAGAACTGCTGGCCTGAGACATCCTCGGTCATAACTCCAGCCTGCTTTAATCTATCGGCTATGGATTGAGTCGCGTACTTGTCATAACAGACCATTCGCGGATGAAACAAATCGCACCAGCCTTTAATCTCAGCTGCAATCTTTAGATCATCTACTGCGACCTGAGAACTCCAAGTCTGCATGATTCCAATGCCAATCCTTCCATCTGGAAGTAATTGTCCAGCGACTAAAGATGCGTTCCTTCTCGAAGGACTGACATCGAAACCAAATATAGTATAAGCCCCAACAGCAATTTCTAGCGTGTTATCGCTCGTATCCTCAAGAATGCCAAAAGGCCAAGGTGATTGTAAAGAATCTACGAATTGGCAAAGCGTCTCAGTTCTGGTGGTTTCTGTAGAAGCTGTAGCGATTGCTTCTTCAATCGACTCTTTAGTAATTATGTACCCCAGAGCAGGATTGCTAGGAACTACTGCATCTCGCCAAAAGGAATCTAGTGTTATGTCTATCTTGCAATACTGCGGAGCAGAATACTCATAATAGCCAAAAGTCTCTGGTGGATACTCCTTGGCGCGTTCGACAAGCGAATTAAGCACACTGCTGAAAACATCACCCGCATTCGATGTTAAAAATGTCTGGGCGTTAGCGCGGGCGCGTGTGACTGGTACTGCTGCTTTATACCCGTCTTCTGAGATTTCGCGGATTTCATCGATCCATAAGAAGTCAGCAGTGCGACCTCTGGGAGAGGACGAGTTATCGCTGATTACATCGAGAGTGGCTCCGTTAAGCAGCTCTATTCTTTCCCCGCCATTGGCATACCTAATTACCTTAGTCATGGCCTTTAGCTCTGGTGTTGATTCTATGATCCATGCAATCTCTCGAAAGAGCATGAGCGATGTAGCTCTATTAGCAGACATGATAATTATCTTCTTTTCGTCTCCATAGAACATGCCCCAAATAACACGCACCCTGCCTAAGTGAGATTTACCATTTTGGCGACTTATGAGCAGCAGACTTGTCTTGCGTCTGTAATTATTCTTTTTATCCACCATCATCATGTCTTTGAGGATAAACTCCTGATATGGCATGAGCTTATCCATCTTTAGACGCTCGACCATCTCGATTACTTCATTAGCTCTGGTCTTGCCTTTAAGAAGTGGGCTATGAACCCTCGGCTTGGTTGCCCCTCGTAGCGGTTGGGTCTTTTTAGGCTTAGTCGTCATGGAATGGGATTAGGTCGGACTGTGAAAGGACTGTCCAGCATTGGCTCCGACTGCATCGGGGAGAGACGGGAAGAAAAGAC